TTCGCTTGCGGGTGTTGCGCAGTAATCAGCGCCTACCTTCTCAAGTGGTCATACCGCTTGCGGCACAGAATGCCGCTCAAAAGGCCATTTCATCACCTCCTGATTCCCGTGTTGTTACGGCTTATTTGATGAAGAAAGTGGTTCCAAGTATTTCAAGTGCGAAATTATGTTGTCCCCATCTTGCTTCACCAAAGAATGCAGGGGATGAGCATCCAATGGAGAAAGGCCCCTCTTCGCCACCTGAACAAATAACCGTTCAATGGAGCGGTCATGTAATTCGAGAAATTTCGCTTTCAATTCAGCGATATTCGGATGCGTCTCAATCAATGCCCAAAGTAGTGAGCGATTATTCATGATTTCGGCAGTTAGCTCATCGGATAGGCGGTCTAGTCCATTTAGCTGTTCTTGGATAGTAATTTGTTGGGTATGCATGCCCGTGTGTTCCGGTTTGATTGTGTTGTGTGATATTCGTTTGGCAGCAAGGGAGATGCAGGGATGAGCGCGAGTATATCAATCCATCTGTTTTATCTGGCCGCACTGATGATTACCAGTGCAGCGGCGTTTATAGCTGGGCTTTGCAAGGGCCAGCGTCGGTATAAAAAAACGGTATTTATTGGGCAATGGCTAGATGCGTATATTCAGTGGGATTCGACGATGAGCCAAGCCGATGTACTGGATTTTCTGGATAAAGCGCGTGCGCATGTGATCGCTAATCCGCTAGCCAAGATTAAGAATGCGAAGGATCAATGCCGCTCCAATGACACCGCCCAGCCAGAGGAGCAGGCTCGTGATTAATTTTTTGTGGCGATCCCAAAACAGCCGGATAGGTGGACGTGCAATCCCAAAAAACCGCATATCCCCATGTGTCCAAGAAGTAGGAACTTCATCCCAATGCCGTTTTTTTAGAAGCAAACAGAGCGCCGTAATACGCTTTTTCATCATGCCCGTTGCCGGTTTAGTGAGTTGTGTAGAGAACTTCCATTTTATCGGCCAGCGGGCGCTTATTCGTTTGGTAGCAAGGGAGGTGCGGGGATGCGCGCATTAGGCCGTTTTGCGCTGGTTTGGCTGCTGTTGGCGGTGTTCCCTGTGGTGCTAAGCGTCTGGCTGGGGTTGCCAGCGATGTACAGCTATCTGTTTGGGATATTTCTTATCGCGGGTGTGATGGTGGCCGCGCCTGCTCCGCATTGCCCGCATTGTGGACGGAAATGGAGTGGGCCATGAATAAACCGGGGCTTTTTTCTTCTTTTTTAACCGATAAACCCATTAGCCGTGTGGGTTTATCGGTCGTGGTGTGAGCGGCTTAATCCATCAGGCGATCAATTCATGATCGTTTGCTTTTTCATTCTTACTTGCTTTAATCAGGAATTAATACAAATGAATGCGTTATCTACCCCTGTTTTATCTGCTGATTTACCGGCTTATGTGGCGGCTTTGGCCGCACGGATTGACCGCTTGGAACAACAGAACCGCTCGCAGCGGCCCCGTCAGCATATGCATCCTTTAGCGCATAACGCCTCGGAATACGATGACTGCTACAACCCACACCGTCACTTTGGACTCTCTACAGGGCAACACAGTCACAGTGTAAGTAAGGCTGCTTAGCGGTAATGAACAGGTACGCTGCCAAGTCGTCGCACGACACGCACGGGGCTTGTCACGAGCATCTCAATGCGTGTTTCGGGGCTGTTTCTATTTGTCCCTTGCCAATATCGCCGGGCTTGTTCGTCGAGCCCATCCAGCAATGGGCCATTTGGCGAGGGCAGATGGTGAGAAGTGCGAAACGGTTCAGTCTCTTCTTGTTCCAGTGTGACTTCGTAAGGAATGTCATGAATACGGCCACACGTGGACAAAAAGTTGAACAAACCTTCAACCGTTTCACACAGAAAGATGCAGTTCAAACGGCTGGGCAGGTGTGGAAAATGTTGGTGACGTACCTGTTCAAAAATGGTTTCACGCAGCAACGTGCCGTCGTTTTGATTGGCCACATAGGTTTTAAGCATCCGGCCCCAATTGCCGGGTTCGATCACGCTGCCGGGTGCCAAGGGCAAAGAAACAGCGTGAAAAAAGGTCTTCGTTATTGGGCTGTTTGGCCCGGTTATTTCATTCATTTTGTGTCCGTAGGTGGGTGGTTTGGTTTGGTGAGAGATTCCAAGTCTACCAACCTATGGGCGCTTTTCTTTTCTAAATCAGAGGTTTAATTCATGAATCTTGAAAACGTGCGCATTCAATCTATGGTATTGGCTCCCCATTTAATGCTGGTGGTGCCGGAAATCGATTTGCCCGAATTTGGCGTGCAACTGTGGCCCGGTGCGGTGTTGATCTTTCAGCGCAGTTACGTGCATGGCGCGCAAACCGGGCATTTTGTGGCTACAGACATTGTTTCAGGCAATTCCATTCGCCCCTGTCTGCCGGTATTAGTCAAAGGGGTGCTGCTGCCTCATACCGCCGGTGAGCAAGTCTTTGAAGAAGCCATTTTTTGCCGCAATGAAGGCAAAGCAGCGGCGTGATGTTTTGCCCATGAGCATTCTTTTCCCCGTTACGCAGGCAAAGTGCTGGCAGGTTCCTCCCCATGCCAAACGGGCAGGCGTGACGGGTTTTTTATATCTATCCATTAAGGAGTAAGCGCCGTGTCGATCTTCACTGATGTGAATACCCCTTTTGAGGTCATTCAAAAAGCCTTGCCACTGGTGCCGCCGGATGTGCTCAAACGGAAATGGCGATCATGGCAACGCTTGCAGAAGTCGCGCGCGCGCGCGCAAGCACAGATGACCGATGCCTTAGCGGTGTGGGAGCAACTCTATGGCCGGTCGGATGCACAGCGCCCGATTCAGCCAAAACAGGAGGGCTAAATCATGGCCTTGCCTTGGTTTAAAACGCCCGCCGAGGATAGCTTCCGCTTACATGCCATTGGCCCGGCTAATGAAGGTTATTACCACGCCTTGTTACGGATAAAAGGCCGTGGGCAGTTAGATGAACCTTTGGATTTTATCCACATTCCGCAATTTCATTCTAAGTTGACCAGTTGGGTGGCAAAGTTAATCGGCATTAGCAAACAACGCGCCGCCAAACTAAAAGAAACTCTCTTTGTTCATGGGTTGATTGATGACTATTGGCAGCCGATAGATTGGGAGCAGTTGTATGGGCCGGGCGCACATCGACAGGGTGAAGGCAGCGCCGATAAGGTGCCGTCAAGCAAGCAACCGATGCGCTTAACCGATGAAGAAAAGCGGAAACGGAACGCAGAAAAGCAAGCGCGTTACCGGCAAAGTTTAAAAGAAAAAGCAGGCGTTACCGACCGCGTAACCGGTGCTGTTACCAGTGATGTAACCAGAGGTGTTACCGCTACGTTACCGGCTGTTACCAGTGATGTAACCCAAAGCACGGTAACGCGGCCTGAAAGTTCACCCAAAAAATTAATTGAAAATCAACAAGTTACAAGATGCGTTACCAAAGCCCCCTTAGATTTAGATTTTAGAGCTTTAGATTCTAGAAGCTTAAAAGCAAAAGCAACGCACGCGAGGCAAACGGACACCCCGGCCCCGGACAGCCTGCCAACGTCTCCGGCTCAAGCCAAAGCCAAAGCAACGCGCGAGCCGTCTGCGCAAGCGCAGCCGTCCACGCCGGGATTAGCGGTCACTCACGTGACGGGCAAAGCAACAGCAACAGCAACAGCAACAGCCGATGATCTTCCCCTTGCTGACCGCTCTTTGCCTGCCCCCACAACCCAGCCCCAAACTCACCCTGCACAGGATTGCGCCCCGGATGCCGAACCTCTTGCCAATCCAGATAGCGATTTAAGCGCATTGGAAGCACCTCTGGCGCGCGCCAATGACCCGGATAAGGGATTCATCCATGCCGACCCCAAAGCGGCGAAAAATGAGCCATTGCAGCCGGTTGGTGAAAACCCGATTGCGGCCCCGGCCAAAAAATACCCTGCGGCCAAAATCAGCCTTAAGCATTACCTGCAAATCCGGCGCGAACGCGGTTTGAATGTGATTGACGATGATCACCCCATTGATCAATGGGCCAAAGAACGTAATTTTCCCCCTGAATTTTTAGCGATTGCGTGGGAAGTGTTTGAAGAAAAATATATTAAAAGTTTTAATAAATGTTACGACTATGAGCGCTGGCAGAACCGTTTTTTTGAGGCAGTAAAAGGGAATCAGTATGGGTTATGGCATATAAACCGTAAGACCAAATTATATTATTTATCAGATAAAGGTTTAGAGGCATTTATGGATATTGATATTAAGAAAAATGCGGCGCTATCTCAAACAGAGATTAAAGAGCCTATTCACCCTGTTGTTGTGTCAACTACCGACATTAAGCCTGATAATTATGATGGCGGCGCATGGTTTTTAGCAGAATTAAAGCGGCGCTGTGGTGATGAACTTTCCGGCATATTTTCATCACAGCAATTAATTAATAACGCTAACGCATACTAAGGAATAAAGCACCATGGACAATCTCAATCATTTACCCTTGGATCACCCGGACAGCCCGCCGTTATTGCCCGATGAATTACCGGATTGGCAAATTAATATGGCAGAATCAATGAGTAAAGAGCCTATTTCAAAACATAAGGAAATAGAGATAGAAGCACGTATCGCTGTAGAGAAGAAAAGAAACCAAGTTGCTGAAAGCCTTAAACTTTATAATCTTGAGGCAGAGCAAGCCATTTTAGGCGGATTAATGCTTGCTCCAGAATATCTAGATTCCACCAAGGCAAAACTTTCAATTAATGATTTTTATCGACGTGATCATCAATTCATTTATCAAGCTATTTTAGATCAAGCTGAAAAAGGGATGCCAATTGATGCGGTAACGATAGCCGATTGGTTTCAAGATCATCCAGGACCAGCAGGCATTAATATTGAACCTGGGTATGCAATCGAACTTGCCACGACCACGCCTTCGGCCGCTAATATCAAAGCCTATATCGATATTGTGCTAGAAAAATCGACACGGCGAAAATTAATTCAAACTGCCAGAGCGATTATAGATAGCGCCCGTGATCCGGATGGCAAAGACAGTATTGAATTACTCACAGATGCCAATGCCCATATAACACAATTGTGCAAAAGTAGTATGCGGGGTGGGGAATTAAAATTAATGGAAACGGGTTTAGCTCACCTGTATCATGAATTAGAAAAGCTACAAAATGGCAGCATAGATGGCATTGTTCCGCAATGGGAAAGTGTTAAAAAAATTATTCCCAAATTAGAAAGCGGCCGATTAATGATATTGGCAGCACGTCCAGGTATGGGTAAAAGTGCATTAGCACTACAGTGGGCTTTGAATGCAGCGCAAGATCAACAAGCCAGCGCGCTATTTTCTTTGGAAATGGGTATGAATGAATTACTGATGCGGGCCTTGTCTAATCTATCCAATATTCCCATGCACCATTTGCAGCTAGAAAAAGGAATCAATGACGAGGAATGGGCAAGAATAGTTAATATTTTTCGTAAAATGCAAGTGATGCCCCTAGCCATTGATGATAGTTCATCTTTAACTGTAGAACAGATTCGCGCCCGTGCTTTGCATTTTCATAGCCAATGTAAAGAGGGGTTAAAATTGATTGTAGTGGATTATTTGCAATTAATGAGTGCCAATAGTAAAAAATTGGCTAATCGCAATGAAGAAATAGCGCATATTTCTCGTAACTTAAAAAATCTTGCTAGAGAATTAAACTGCCCAATCATTGCCTTGTCACAATTAAATCGTAGCGTAGAATCGCGTGCCGATAAAACACCCAATATGTCAGATTTGCGTGATTCTGGGGCGATTGAGCAAGATGCTGATCTTGTCGCATTTTTATATCGTCCGGCTTATTACGCCAAAGATAATTTACCCAATGAACATACTGAAGAGGATCACGCGCAAAATAATGTCAATAATGTATGTAGTTTACATATTGCTAAAAATCGAAGTGGCCCCGGAGGGTATGCTACATTGCGCGCTGAATTACAATATTGCCGCTTTCAAGATGGCACCGGTTTAAACGTGGCTGCGGCAGAACAAAACCTAGGGCTTAATCAGCAAAAAATGAATCCTTGGAAGAAAGCAGCATGATATTGAATATGCCTTCGTTGTTATCTGACGGTAATGCGTTAAAGGTGATTAATTCTATTGCCGATTATAAAGTTAATGACGTTAATGAAGCTCTGATTAAACCCAAAACCGCTACGACGTTAATTCTGCCATGGCCAGATAAACATCTCTCGCCCAATCAACGGGTGCATTGGGCCAAACGCGCTAAGGCCAGCAAACAGGCGCGGCAAATAGCGTTTAGTTTGGCGCAACAAGCCGGATGGGATAAATGTTGCGTGCCGGATCCCTATTCTATTGATTATCTTACTAAACGTTATGACTTAATCCTTGATTTCTATCCGCCAAATAAGCGCAGGCGTGATGATGATAATCTTATTGCGGCCTTTAAACCGTATCGAGACGGGATTGCACAGGCATTAGAAGTGGATGATTTTAAATTTAGAACTGTGGCAACCATTCACGAAAAAGTAATTAAAAATGGGCAGGTGATCGTAAGCATTAAGATCGATCCTCTTACATTATAATTTTATTTATTTAATGCGATTGATTGAATAATGGCTATTGCACTTACCGCTAAAAAACAGCAAGATCATTTGGTATGTATGATTGGCAAGCGGCTGCGTCAAAGCCGGGAAATGTGCAATTTACCGCTAACCACTGCGGCTAAAAAATTAGGGTATGCCAACCCTTCAAAATTGTCCAAAGTAGAGCGCGCTTATGATACGCATTCGGTGCCATTATGGTTAATTGAACGTGCAGCCAAATTGTATGATGTATCCATTGATTTTTTATTCGGGCGCAGTGATGATTTTGAAACCAGTTCACGGATGTATGTAGAACGGGAAACGGCGCAATGGATGTTTCAGGCATGGGAAACGGCCCGGCAACGGGATATGCAAATCGTGTATGGATTAATCAATCGTATTGAAAATATCGGTCAAGCAACCGTGCAATTACATGCTTCCGGCGGGCAATTACAAATGGCCATGCAGCGGTTTATTGAACTCAATCCTGAATTTGAAAGCATGCGTGGCGGGGCGCGTATATTGGCAGCGGTCAATACTATTCATAATCAGGCTCATGCCACACGTAATCAATTATCTCGATTTAAATTGCAATGCAATATGGCTAACAAAACTTGCCCGCAACTAACGTTGCCGGGATTAGAGTAAGCATGATGAATGCGCCTCAAATTGCAGCAGCAAGAAAACAAAAGAAAATCACCAAACCCAAGCCGGTCACACCTCATTTAGCAGCAGGTCGTCCGACTTTGTATAACAAAGAGTATTGTGAGCAGGCACGAAAACTGGCTTTATTGGGATTGAATGATGAGCAAATGATTGATGTTTTTCATATTGCACCGCGCACATTTTATTTATGGAAACAAAAACATGTTGAGTTTAGAACAGCAATAAATGCAGGAAAAATGCTCGCCGATGCGGAAGTGGCCAATGCCTTGTATAAGCGGGCCACGGGCAATTTTATTATCCATGAAACCAAGGTCGCCCTGCATAAAGGTAAATTCGTTAAAACGACGATCGAAAAACATTTTGAACCCGATGCACATGCGGCGCAATTTTGGTTACAAAAACGGCAAGCTTCATTATGGAAAGATAAAATAGAAGTGGATATAAAATCATTTCCAGATAAACAAACACTTGATACCTTATATGCGCAAATCATGGAGCAAGCCAATCAACAGCAGGCGCAAATTGCCGACCGGGCCGAAAATGGCTGGCTGGACGCGCAAAGCTGAATATGGCTAAGACGCTGTGTTTGCCGCAAGACCCGCGTTGGCTGTTATTTGCCCAGCGTTATGCGCCTGATCCGGCGCGTTTTGCCGTGGAAGTACAAGGTTTGCTACCTTCCCAGCAGCAGTTGGCGTTGTTTGCCGGGATTGCACCATCACAAGCTCGCTTATCCGTGGCTTCAGGCCACGGCACCGGCAAAACTACGGCGATTGCTTCGATTGTGCTCTGGCATTTGCTGTGTTATCCGCAATCAATCACCTTGTTGACCGCTAATGATATGGATCAGGTCAAAGTGACCTTATGGAAGGAAATCAGCAGCGGTTTGGCACGCATTGAACGCGGCATCCATGCGTGGATTGCTCCGTATGTGGAAATACTCGCCAATGCGACGGCGCGGATTAGGGGCTTTGAGCGCACATGGTTGGTGGAATCCAAGACGGCCAATGACAAAACAGCCAACAAAATGGCCGGACGGCATGGAGAATGGTTGCTGATTGTCGCCGATGAGGCCGCTACGTTATCTGATACGGTGTTGACCACATTGACCGGCGCGTTGACAGAAAGGCATAACCGGATGTTGATGACCAGCCAGCCCACACGCAATGCCGGTTTTTTTTATCGCTCTCATCATGATTTGGCGGTCAATCATGGTGGGCTGTGGCAGCCACTGGTATTCAGTTCCATAGATTCGCCCTTTGTCAGTGACAGCGCTTTGCAGGCATTATGGGCCGCTTACGACACCGACGAACGCAATGTGCGCTTATTAGGCCGTTTTCCACAGGATGCCTCCAAGCAGATGATGCCTTTATCCGTGGCTGAAGCGATGTATGGCTACGGGCAAATTATTGCCGATGACGAAGCAGCGGGCTGGTTGTTGCTGGCCGATGTGGCTTCAGGCGAAGGCCAGCGCGATAAATCCGTGGCGGTGATTGCGCGGGTCATTGGTTATGGCGATAGCGGGGAAAACGCCCGGCGAGTGGAAATCAGCCAAATTCCGCTGCATACCAATAATATTCGTGCCAATCAGTTAGCCCCTTATCTGATGGAAGCGGCAGATGCCTTTGCCGGAATCGGTTTTGTGGTTGATGCCGGTGGATTAGGCATTCATATCTGCCAAGATATTGAAGATGCAGGAAAACCTTTGCATCGGGTATATTGGGGCAATCCGTGTTTTAGGCAAACCAACCGCCAGCGTTATTTGAATTTACGCGCCCAAGCCATGCACCATGCAGCGCGTGCGGCCAAAGAAGGGCGCTTATCTGTGCGTACTGATGCGTATCGCACCGTCATGCTGGCACAATCTTCGCGTATTCCCAAAACTTTTACCGATAAAGGTCGGCTCAAAGTGCCGCCCAAAGGCAGTGCCGAATGGGAAGGCTTACATTCACCAGATTTGTGGGATGCGGTGTGCTTTGCCTTTCTCGAATCAGTGGATTATGTGCCTGCCAACCAAGGAAATACGACAACGCAAACACTGGCGCAAACGCAAGCGGCCATTGATGCGTTATTTGCCTAAGTCATGGCCAATAATGCGGAAAATTTCGCCTGATTAAGTGCCTTGTGCGCTGGATGATGGGCGCATGAGTGATTCTTCTGCACGTAAAACGCCCACGGCGATGACTCGTATGGGAACGGCCGCCAAGCAATGGTTGGCTACTTTTGTGGCACCGGGCAAAACCATCACCCCTGCCGACAACTTTAAATTCGGTGTCAGTGGCATTACCACGGTAGCGACGCTGTTGGGTTCAGGTCGGCGTAGTGCGCGCCAGCGGCACCTTATCTATGAAAAATGGGCCGCCATGGAAGCTGACCCGATTGTGTCCAGTGCGCTGTTATTGTTGGTAACTTCTGCCTTAGGGGGCAGCGAAACCAGTGGCGATATTGTGTATATCGAAGCCCAGCCTGATGCGCGTAATGACCGGCAAAAACAAAAAATGGTTGCAGAAATCAGTGCCGCCTTAAGTGCCTTATTCAACCAAAAAGCCTTTCAACTGGCCTATACCGGCTGTGTATTTGGCGATGCCTATGCGCGGATTTATGCCGATGGCAGCGGGGTAAAGGATTTGTATGCCGATGAACTGGTGCGCCCGCCCTTGGTGCAACCCTTTGAACGCGGCAGCCAAACGGTAGGTTATAGCGTGGCAGTGGGCAAAAACAATCTGGAACGCTTGGATATTACCCAAATGGCGCGGCTGAAAATGCCTCGTACCCAATGGGTGCCGCAACACGGGGTAGTAGAAAAATCACTGCATTTGGCGATTGCTGAAAATGACGTAGAAGCACTGCCGGTATTGCCGGGCATGGCGGGAGGCAGCTTGTTGTATAACGCCGAAGAACCTTGGGAAAACCTGTGCGCGGCCCTGCTGGGATTGGTCGGACAACGTTGGATGGATTCCATAGATGAGCAAATCATTACCGCCAATATGGAAGCGATGAGCGACGCCCAACAGCAGCAATTCTCTCAATCGGTGGTAGAAATGGTGCGACGCTCCAAACAACTAGCGGAAAATGCAGTGAAAAATGGCCGTCCCCTGTTAGAGCGGATTCGCTCGGTCGTGCCGACCTGGGGCGAAAAAGGCACGCTACAAATCATTCCGGCTAATGGCGGCACTTCTGGACGCAGCGCCACGATTAGCATTGATGATGTGATGGTGCATGCGCGCTTGCTTTCCGGTGCATTAGGCGTGGATTTATCGATGATTGGTTTTGCCGATCAAATGAGCGGCGGATTGGGAGAAGGTGGATTTTTCAGGGCCAGCGCCCAAGCGGCAGAACGGGCGCGGATTATTCGTATTGCCCTGGAAGATTTCTTCAATCAGGTGATCGATACTCACACCCTAAACCGTTATGGACGGGTGTTTGCCGCCCATGAGCGGCCATGGGAAATCCAGTTTTACGGCTCCATTTCCGCCTTAGAAGCTGAACAGCAACGCACGCGCTTGGAAGCTTCCAGCACCGCTGCCAACATCTTGCAAGCGATGATGCAAATGAAAGAACTGGGTATGAATGCAGAAATGATGCAGTTATTTCTCACTAAAACCTTACAATTAGACGAAGATCAAGCACATATTTACAGCCAGTTAGCCCAATCCAATCACAGCGATATAGGCACGGACGGGCCATGAGTTTGTATAGCGCTTTGGCAGAAAAACTGGCCGCCGGCCGGGTGCATCAGCAATTAGGCAATGCCGCCAATCAAGGGATAGAACGCGCCAGTAGCGCCTTAGCCGGTGCATTAGGCGGCGGTAAATTGGGCAAAGCCGTTGCACAGCGGGCCAATAATGCGCTGCGTTATCAAGCGGCTGATGCGCTCAATCAATATTTACCCTTGCATCGACAGCAACTCATTGATAGCAGCGCGCAAGCCTTGGCGGATTTGGCAGGCGGAGATTGGCAAAGCGCTGGAGAGCGATTGCTCGATCATTTTCACCCTGATTTATCTGGCAATAAACAGCAGACAAGGTATTGGAATACGCCCACTTCGGGATTTGCCGGGCTTTCTCCAAAGCAGGCGCTGCGCCTGTATCAGCAGCAGCGCAGTCTTATTCCAGTGAAGAAAAACATCTGGTTACTGGAAATCACCTCGGCATTGGCTGGCGGCACGGCAAATGTGCCTGATCGTTTTAATTTGCTGGCCTTGGAACTGGATTACAGCCCGTTTGTGATTGTCGGCGATAAAAAACGGCCCGGCGCAGCGGTGGTGGATAGCGTGCAAGGGCAAGAAGCCGTCGAGCTGCGCTTGACGTGTTTGGATGATGAAACAGGCAACCTCAAACACTGGTTTGCTGCACACCATGGGGCCATGGTAGCCCGTGATGGCACCGTAGGTGTACCGGCTGATTATGCCGTGCGCATCAAGATTGTGTATGGGGCCATTACCCGCGCCAGTGCGGCCCATGCTTATCAGGATTTGGGCCTATTTCGACCAGTGAGCTTAGAAAGTTCGCTGTCCCGGCGTGAAGATGCCCCGGCGGAATTGCAGATGACTTTCACCCAATTAGATACTTTTATGCGGGCAAGGTAGGCCGCGCTGATGATAATCTCACCCTCATCCCTGAATTTGTCGCACGACAAGGCGGGTTTTTTGCAGGGACAGCGCATGGAACGCTGGGAGCTGGGTTTGCTCGGACGCACGTTGCCGCCCTTGGCTGCTGATGTACGCGCCATTGCCCAGCATGTGCAGCGGCAGGTGGAAATCCTTCGGCAAGCACAACGTAAAACGGCGCGGCTATCCCCCAGCTATGGCCTGCATTCCGTCTCTGCCCGTGAAACGGCGCCGCGTCCGTCGATCGCTTCGGCACCGGAGGTTGCACCGCTCAACACCCCCCTTTCTACTACGCATTCATCCAAACCCGTTTTAGCACAACCGTTACCGGCTCATTCAAGGCCAGCTCTTTCTCGATACACCACAACCGTTAAAGCGGCCATACCTGTCGGTAATCGTGCTGCACCCCCCGTCGCCACACCGAATCATGGCCGTGATACGCATGGACGCTTTATCAGTCATGGTGTGGTCGCCACACCTGGAGCGCGGGGTTCAGACAGCGCTACGCTGGTCGGTGTGCTTGGCCCGCTAATTGAACGCTTTGGCACGCTACTACGGGATTCCAGTGGCGAGATCAGTCAAACCGATCCTGCCGTACAAGCTATGCAGGAAGTGGCTACGCCACTGGCGCGCACGGCACAATTATTCAATGTCAGCGGACAAAGCCGGGAAGAAAAACGCAAAACCCGATGGTATCGGCGAATTTGGCAGACATTAGCGCAAAATCGCCACGAACAGGGGTTATTCCACAAAACCGCCAGTCAACGGCTTAAAGCCATTGAAGAAAAACCCGTGGTGGAAGGGGGATCATCGACGGGATTGTTAGCGCGTTGGCTGCCTAGTCTAGCTGGATTATTAGCGCCTTTGGGCAAACTTATGACCTTAGGCGCCGGTGCAGGCGCTATCGGTACGCGGCTATTGAGTCCAGTGGGTAAAGTGCTGCGCCCGATGGGCCGCATAGCCGGTCGTTTGGGACGACGGATTCCTGTATTGGGTTCGTTACTCGGACTCGGCATGAGTGCTTGGGAATCTTCTCGCATTGAAGCCGATTACACACTAAGCCGTGATGACAAAAATGCCCGCCATGGCAAGGCATGGGGCCACGCAGGCGGTGGCTTAGCCGGTGCCTTGGCTGGAGGAACAGCCGGTGCGGCGCTCGGTTCGATTGTACCCATAGTAGGTAATGTGATTGGCGGTGTAATAGGGGCCGTTATTGGCGGTGTTTTTGGTGAATGGCTCGGTGGGATGGGCGGGCAGTTTATCGGCCAACATTTTCAGGCCATTAGCCACGCTGCCAAAACGGTTTTTGCTGAAATTAGCATCGTTGCGCTAGGTACGTGGGATTGGATCAAAGCCAGCCTTACCGATAGCTGGCAGAGCGTAATAACCGCATTTAGCGCCGTGGCCGATACATTCAAAAGCACATGGCAGGGCTTCACCACGCAGTTAAGCAACGTACTGGATAGTGTTACTGGCGTATTTTCTACCTTATGGAACACACTGCAATCCTTACCGGTTATCGGCAACGCTTTAGAACATCTACCTAGTGCATTGCACCATTTAGCCGATACCGCTTGGCACACCTTGCAAAATACTGGCCGACAAGCCTGGCAGGGTATGCAATCGCTAGCGGGGCGTTTTGTGCCGCAAGGGCTAAGCGATGCCATTGCCCAAAGGCGCTTTAATCAGCAACAAAAAAATGCACTCACTACCGCAGCGCAGTGGAATCAAGGCACGATTGGTCATTTAGATGAGGCCCATACCCGTGCCTTGGTCGCTTCAGTGGTGGAAACGGAAAGTAGCGGTGGGAA